TATAATAAGGTGTCAAATCTTCTTTCCGCAAGTAAGCATAAACATAAAACATATCAATCTCCTGATACAGTTATTTATACTTACTTGCGATATTAGCATATCACTTGGTCAATGCTAGTAAAATATAGTTGTATGTGGCCAATCCTGAATCTACTGTGATCTGCGCACATCCATCGTCGCTGATGCTGAATGTTTTATCTCCGGTTAAACTCAAAATATTCATCACAGTTTTAATAGAATAACTCCATGATCGTTTTAGTTGTCCTGTGACTCCTGTGTGAAAAACAAAATTTCCCGAGTGCGTTGAGTGATCACCAAATGAAAATACTAGATTTCCATTATCAGTTTTGACTTGGAAACTGGTTTCTTCTGTGTGTGCTTGAGCCTGCATCCTAAATCTTTGGATTGCTACCACTGTCGGGACAAACGAAACGTGCCAAGTAGCTCCTCTAAATTTTGGAGTTTTGACCTGGGCGTCTACTACACCAGATGCCATGAATCTATAGTTGTTTTTAAAGTCACCTGAGTTGTTTTCAAAATCAATACCGTCGGGCTCTCCAGTGGCTTTATGGGTAACAGTTAATTTGCTATTTTCTTTGTAGGCTTCCAAGTTTAGCAAAATTTTAAGTTTGCCCAAATTAGGCATGCCAAATGTGCCAACAAATTCTTTTTCTGGAACTAGAAATTTTCCGTCTAGCACCACTGATTGATCATTGCCGACTCCAACTACCTCTGTAGTATTAGCATCTCCAGTGATTTTAATTAGTTCAATGCATCCTAGGTCGTGCGTGTGTTCTACCAAGTCTAATAAGTTATCTTTCATGTGTATATTTTCTCCTATTGTTTATTATACAGGTTGTATTTAGATTTTGCAAGTTATTTGTGATGGATTTTTGCCAAAGTTTGCCCACCTCTTATACCGGTATGACTGCCGGGTTTTTGTAATTCTATATAAGTTGTTGGATCTACACCGTTGAATCTAAAAATTTCTGTAAAACCACAACTAGCAGCAAGACTATAAATCAAATGTCCGGGAGTGTAAGTAGCACTAGAGCTTTCGACTAATTTTATTGCACTTGATCGATCGCAATCATTGAATGTCATTGCAAGTACTCCACCTGGGCTTAATTTATTAAATATCTCTTCAAAATATTTTTTAATGATTTCAAATGGTTTAAAGTTAAAATAATTATAAACAATACATATTCCGAATTGATTGTTAGGTATAATTTCTAATATTTCTTTTGATTGTACTGGATCAAAAGTTTCTTCAATGACATACGGTCGCAATCTATTTTTATATTGTTCATTGAATCTATTCAATGATGGATCTAGTAACTCTTGATGTTGGTCTAGAATATACAACGGATCACTGGCAACCATATGCGTTATTAAATTGCCCATTCCCGGACGTAAAATTATTGCAGGATATTTCCATGACGAGTATCCAATAATTCTATCTTGTATAATTTTTGTTATTTCTTCATTGATATTTGATTCTTGTTTAAAAATATCACTGTGGATCTTATTACGTAATTCTTGTTTTTTTTCTGCAGTGATTGCTCGTGTTATACCGTACTGATCAACATACTGACTGGTTCCATTTTCATGATACCCTTGGGTTTTAAGAAGTTGTAAATTTTCTAGATAGCTTTTAAAATTTTGTTGTCGCCAAATATCGCCCTCATGTGCTATCAAATCAATTAAATGACTTGAGATAGTATTATATTGAAAATCAAAATTATCAAAAGCTCTTGATATTCCGTTTTTGTAATACAGTAAGTCGTTGGCCATTCGTTGACTGATTGCTGGCTGGTCAACAATCATCTGAGTTATTTTATCCAATTCAATATTGGCCAATTGTTTTGTTAGTTTTATTCGCTGAATAAAATCTAATTCGTTATAGAAATTTACAAGTTCACTTAAAATCATTATGACCAATCAAATAAAGTTTGGAATGTATTTTCTGTATTGGTAGCAGATGCTAAATTCCACCCTAGTACACCCAATAAGTTGTCAATTTTTTGATCTACTACGGTAGCTTCCATTTCTGAATCGTCAAATGGTAAGTCCTTAAACCATTGCGGCAAGTGCATTTCATCTGTGGGATACCCGATGCTGGTCCAGCCCAGTGCGTTAGATTTTAATTTACACACAATAGTTTTCATACCATCCACTACTTGCATACTGTAGTTGTCACCGTTCATTTTTCGCATGGCATTCCAGTTAATAGCAGCCCTGACATGCCCGGGCATATTGGCACGACCCAATCGTTCTTCTTCTTTGGCATACTTGGTCAAATTATTAACACGTTTAGGTGATCCTTTTTCCCAACCCGGACGTTCGGCAAATTCATACTTGAACTCTCTAATACGCTCAATGATAGCATCGCGTTGTGCTCCTCCTAACACACTATTTAGAATTTCTAACAAAAAATCTTGAATAACTTTAGGAGTATCCGATCGCTTTAAATCCAGGCCCATGGCTTTGGTCTTACCTGGTTTACCTTCTACATCTAATCGCCGGCCTTCTAAGTCAATAATGTTGACTGCATATCGTTTCTTTGTTATAAACAAACTACGATCTGCTACCAACTCACGCCCAGCTTTGATAAGTTCTCCTGCACCTCTAGGACAATGAAATGCCTGTTCCATGTACGCTGGAAAACTTTCATTGACCTGCTCGGCAATACTATCATACAAAGCAATACAAGTTTCTTTAGACCACTCCATACGCCCAGCTTCAACTTCTGATTTTAACACCGGCCATGCACTAAAATAACATGAGTCTGTGTCACCATAGATAATAGCGTCGCCGGTATGATCATACTTGCCTGTTATGCATTCATTGATGTGTGCGTCCATGTGTCGAGCAATGGCACGGCCGGTTAGTGTGGTTGACTGCCCGATCCTGTGATCAAAAAATCTACATCCTGGATTTAAAATAGCACCATATAACGAATTCAAGTTGATCTTTTTAACCAACTGTCGTTTGTCCCAGAACGCTTCTTCTTTTTTATTGGTAGCTTCTTTTTTCTTGGACTGCATGTCTCGACGTTCAGCATACCACCGTTCTAATAAGCCCGGAATAATACCCTTACGCTCGTAAGTCACAATAGTACCGTTGGCAGTCAGCATCCATGGTTGATTGTTATCAAAGATCATTGCCCAAATTTCTGCGGCACTGTGCACAGTTTCATTTCCGTCTTGCCAGTCTATAGTAATCTCTGTGCCACGTTGTTGTTCCATGACCGCAGAGTATTCTAAACTACCAAACAATCCTTCCCACGCCATGGCAAAACTACTCTTATTGTCAATCTTTTCCTTGATATATCTATCAGTCATAACAGGACGTAGTTGTCCTATGATAGTTTCGGGCCCCATATTTAAGGCACGAATTGCTGATGGATACAGTGAGTTAATATCCACAGATCCGATCCATTCATGTATGCCTTTTTTAGGATATGCAACATAAGCACCTGCTGCCTGTGTGCTGTCGTCAGTGAGTTGTTGTTGCCGATTTGGTACAACCATGCCACGTTCGTGTGCTTCGTTGATAATGGCCTGTTCTGTGACTGCCACTGCACCCATAGTGGTTTGTAGTAACACAGTATTGGCATGTGCAAGTTCATTGGCTAGATCCAGGAAGCGCAATTTTTGATCCAGTTTGTGCAACAACAGCGTATCTTGGCGATTGTATTCTAAGAACGTTCGAAAGTTTTGATTGTACAGTTGATCTAGTGTGCCTTCAAACTGTGTCTTACGCTCATCCAACTCATATTCGCCAATGGCATCCAAGCTATAACTGTGTCGCTCTTCGTAAGTGTACTTACGATATAGTTGCATATAATCCATATGCACCCGACCGATCAAATCGTATGTGTGATTCTCCGCCCCAAAACGTTCAAACATACGAGGCTTAGGATACTGATTCCATAAACAAAATCTACGTGTGTCATCTTTGTTTAGCACACGAGTCACACGATTTACAGTATATGGAATATCATAACCTTCTGAGTTCCACCCAGAGAGTGCGTCTGCGTCTTCGATAAGATCCAAAAATGTTTTTAACATTTCTTCTTCACGTTCAAACAACATACAGTTTTCAAACGTACCGGCGATCTCTTCTGCAGTGGCCCAACTCATATGCTTGGGCGGTACTGCCAGTGTGACCAATTGATCTAACCAAGTTAGATATAAAGATATTGCAGTTATTGGATTAAACGGGTCCGCAACAGGCGAGAAGCCACGTTCTGGATCAAATGCTACTTCAATGTCAAAAAATGCTACATTGAGTTCCGGAGCATCTTGCCCCATATAATTTTCACTTAAACATCTAAATACAGGGTTAATATCACTTTCGTACAGATTTTTATGTGAATGTGCCCGAACTTCTTTGCGAAACTCTTTGTTGTTGCGTGTACTAAAACGTGACACCGGAGTGCCGTAGATACTGGTAAACTTGCCTCGAGGATCATCGTAGTAGAATATATAGTTGGCCGGATATTCTCGATATTCTCTCTGGCCATTACGTCTTTCAACTACGTGTATACGATCATGCTCTCTATCATATAATGCATCAATGTAACTTATAATAATTCTCCCGGTGTCTTACATTGTACAACAATTACAGGGTTTTTCCTACTGTTTCTAAAATTGTTTCTAACAATTCATGGTTTTGTTTTTCTCGACCAAATTCTGCCTTGTGTGCAAGCCTAATGGCTTTTTTAAGTACCGCAGGTTTGATTTCGAGTTCTTCTGCTATGGCCTTGATTGTGTCGTTGAGCCCACCTTGTAATGTTTCAATTTCATGCGTGACCTGCATACCTTCATTGATAATTTGGGTTAGTTTGAGTTTTTGATCGCCGTTAAAAGTTTTGTCTGACATAAGTTCTCCTTATATTACTATTATAACATCACTTATTGCAAAGTCAAGTTAATTTTCTCCACGGTCTCATCGTTTTGTTTTTGACAATTTTGGTTAAACTGTCCGGTTATGATGTAATTTTGATTATAGTTGTTGCTTTCTTTGGCCATTGACACTAATTGATTGATATCAAATTGATTTAGATAATCAATTAAGTCAATTATGCTGTGTGCCCTTGATAAGTTACCAGAATCATTGTCCCAAGTAGTATCAAATCCATAATTAAATTCTAGCCCTAGTTTGCCCAAAGTAGCATAGGTTTCGAATTGTCCCACTGGAATAAATGCAGTTCCTGCTAACAGACATTTCAAAGTTTTTTCTGTGATAAATGGACCTGGCCATGTATAAGCATTGTCATTTTCTTGCATGCCACTGTAATGAAAACTCTCATTGGTAAAATTTATCGCACAATCAGTGTACAAAGGTTGCCACGGATTACCAGTTATGTGTTGACTATTTTGTGTTGCATTATCAAAGTCGTCGATCTTTAAGATTTGCCCTACATACTTATTGCGAAATATAGTAGTCAAATCATCTAATGTATCGTTGCCTGTGTCTTGCCAATTATGCACATTCTTTTCTTCTATCCAGGAATTAAGTACAATGAGCGACGAATCACGAGCAGTTTCCAAAAGTTTAGTTGTTGACCATACCTTACTCTGACTAATACGATTACATACTGCACTGAATTTATATTTAAGAATTGATTTTTTTTTAACACCAAACCATTCTTGCATTTGATCAAGTTGATAATGCCAATAATAAAAAGGAAAAAACTGTACATTAGGAATTGAGTAATTATAGCTATTACCATCTGCCAATACTATTATTTTCACAGATGATAGTAACTGTTGTTGCCGTTTAACCCAATTAATGTCAGTTACTTCTAAATGGAAACTAACAATATAAAAATCAAATCCACATGGCAGATTGTCGTTGGGCCATCGTTGAAACAATGCAAAATATATTTTTTTATTTTTTAACTTGTGTATCCATTGGTATCCGCTGACCGTGGGAATATTGTCTTTGGTTCCACAAATTGGTGATGGCACTAACATTCGTTTCATGTTATTTTTTAAAAATCATATTGTAAGATCTTGTTACTACACCATTGGGATCATTTGAACACATGTCACAGACCTCAATGGGTTTACCATAAGTATTAACAAAATGTGTCAGTGCAGTCGGATCAATATTTAACAAATCTACTGAATTATAAGAAAGATATTTTTGCCAATCTGGATCATCAATTTGTTTCTTGGCAATTAATGCGTTTTCCAATGTGGCTAGTTGTGTGCATTTATATAATTTTGTACCATGCACCATAGAACAGATATTGTTTGAAACACATCCGTGCTTCATTGATCCTTGAGGATCATTGGTTGCAAATGGTTTAATTTTTCCATCTATTGTAGTTTTGTAAATATTTCTCCAATTAGTTGCATTGGGGCTAGAAATATAAATGTTAGCATTGACATTATTTTTAATATGATAATGTGTATCATGTATTTTTACTATGTTTTCATGTGCAACAAATTCAACAACATTTTTCTTCCAAATTTTTCCTGGAACAGTTTTTTTTAATTCTTCTGTGTTTAAATGATCCGTGATTATCAATGAAAATTTATTAATTTGATTAGCTAACTCAAATATTTTTTCTTGATTTTTTCCTAGCAATTGTCCATTGGTAAAAATATTAATTATTGTATTGGGAAAATTCTTGTTACATTCTGTTGCTATCGGAACAATGTAATCGTCCCAATAATAAAATGGCTCGCCGCCGAGTAAGGTTATCATTCCTGTTATATTAAAAAGATCAGCTAATACGGGTATGGTTTTGAGTATATCATTGAGTTTTGGATCTTGATCTAATTTTGCTATATTTGAACTTGATATGCATCCTTCGCAACTATAATTACACTTAAACCCGTAGAAAATATTAAGATTTACCTGATCAGATTTAATCATACTATATATATGCTTGGAAAATGGTCACTTTTAGTTTCACGGTAGCGAATCGTTACACTAGGCCAGCACCCGGCCACACCACGTAACAGAGTTACGGTCCTAAGGGTGTTCTATTTTCCAGCCGCGGCCAAAGCGGCTCCGTTGTTAAAACTCTGACTCCATGACGCGGCATGCACGTTACCACGACCTTTTGACCAATTGTATCCGGCACGATGTCCGCTACAGTCTTTGGTGCACGGTGATCCCAAGAATGTCAGTTCATCCAACTGTTCAGCTTCATATTCTAAGAATGTGCTGGCAAACATGTGGCATAGTTCGTGTATCTTGGGATTGTTAGTACACTCAGTATGAAATTTTTTGTGTTGATATTGATCACTGTGAATCTGTGTGGGATCTTCAAAGCCACAATAGACCTTGCGTACGGGACTGTTGTTGATGAGTTCCGTGCAACTAGCACCGTCTCTTTCGGCCATCTTTTCACTGCAGGGACTGCAGGTTGTTATGATGATACTGCCTGGGGGTATTTGGCCATATCGGCGTTCGTAGTTCGACATGGCCACACGTTCTGCATGCCGACGTTTTTTGTCTGTGCCCGGAGAATTAATACCCAGGACCAATCTGTTGTCGGGATCCAGCACTGCAGCAGCTACCACACCATAACGTTCTGGATCCCGGCGCTGACCTGCAATCACCAGCTCGCACAAGTCCACTAGAATACTGTCCAGTTTGTCGTAGTTGCGGATTTCAAAATCACTGGCTCTCATGTTTTTATTTTTCCAGTCCCAGATCGGATTTGATAAGATCCAGCCAACTTGTGATACTGGGATCGTGGAATACTTCTTCTAAATAGTCTTGACACTCGCCGATATCTTCTAACGCAAACTGATATCTATCATCGTCCTCGTCATCATCTTGATCTGTTTCTGGCCTACGATGCAAGTATTCTGCTGCCATGCCCTGTTTGACTGCTAGTCTTTCCAGCCAGTCTTCAACACCTATTTCGCCCAACTGCACCAACTGTGCTTTTTGTTGTGGGGTTAGTTTTTTCAGTATGCCTACTCCCCAAAACAATGCTCGACCCCAACTACTGTCAGTATCAAAGGCGTGAACAGGAGCGTCACGGTACCAGTCTGGTGCATCAGCCAAGGGATCTGGTCTAGGAGTGTCGACCTTATTGCCCAGACTCTGGTTCATGAAGCCCACAAATTTAGGATCAGTGGCCTCACTCAATGATGTTTGTAGTTGACTGATAGGAACACCGCCGGCTTGATATCCTCGAGCAAGTCGCATGATATAGGATCTTCTTGGATGGGTATCTTTTAGTTGATTGCGTGTGTGCGGAGTCATTGTGTAAACAAATGCTTCCACACGCTGACCGTCCACAAACACTGGCACAGTTTTTCTATCATACAAGCGTGGGTAATCTTCGGTGATGTCTAACTGTGACAACATCTCTCTATCAATGCTCCACAACAC